AACAGTAAACAAACATCTCCTACTGACATACACCCTCCTCTTCAATGACCCATGTTAGCTAATGCCGAACTGTCTAAGTCAGGTTTATGTGACTGGTACTGTTCAGGGTAGTAGTAGTCTGTGACGTACTTTCTAGGTTGGTTGTAGATGTTCTTGCCTTCATAGTAAACGTAATGAATATCTGGGAACTTAATACTAGCAGGGACGTATAACTTAGGTCTCCCTGTTCCCTCCCAACGAGCCACCTGTTTGTTTTTAATTTCCACTGATGGGGGGTGTGGTCTGAATAGGGTGTAGGCTTCATCAAGGCAAGTAAGTGTTCTAGAAGCAGAAACTATTTTTCTGAGTCTTTCTAGTCTCGGCTCATACTTCTCTTTCTCAGCTTTCTCAATGTGGAATTGTTGTGTGTCTTTATGAGTCATCAACCAGTACCCTTGGATGTCAGGATACTTCTCTTTGAAAGACTCAACGTAAGCACCTAACTGAGTAAGGTAACCTCGCTCATCGTTAGTACCACGCTTCTCGCACTGGTCAAAGTAAAATGAACAGGCTGTCTTAGTCTCTAATACAAACACCTCCCCATCAGTGGGGTCTTGACATAGGAAGTCAATATGCCCTCCTATTCCACAGTAGTTAACTGTTGACTGAGACTCTAGTATCGAGTACCCTAACCTTTTAAGGGTAAACACTACCCATGCCTCAAAGGTATCTCCTACATGGAACAAGTATCTTTGTTGTGGGGTTACTGTTTGACTTCCACCTAGAGGGATAACTCCAAAGTGCCGAGCTAGAATCTCTAGTGCAGGCTGTCGCCCTACCTGAGATAGTCTCCAGACAGTTTGATGGGTGTCGTCCTCTACATATTGTCTAACTAAGGACTGCTCAAACACTTTAGCCGCTTCCTTAGCGTACTGTTTCTCTAGTCTTAACTTAGTCTTTGTACTAGCTTTGTAACTATCGTACTCTTTTAGTAACTGGGGGAATGAAACGTTAAACATGGTAGTAGTAAAGGGTACACTTATTGTGTACCCATGAAAGGTTGGTTAGAATAGCGGCGACACTACTCGTGACTCTTGTTTTTCGTCAAGGTACAGCGTACCGGTGTAGTCAGGTGCTTTACTGTTTGTCTGTTGTTTCTCAGAGTTATCAAATAAGAACACTACAACACTATCACCGTGAAAGCGTCCTTTAGCGTAAGCTACCATGTTTCCTTTTACTTTCTGTTCTACTTCTAGAGAGCCGTGGTTAATCCATTTACCACCTTCTCCTTTACGAGAGAGACGTAAAGTTGACTTACCAGTTTCCTTGTCTCGGAAAATTGAAAGGTTGAATGGTTCAACAGACTTATCTACAAGGTTCAGTTTACCAGTGGCTATAACGGGAGAACTATCGTCTAAGTCTTGTTTTGTCCAGAGACTTACATAACCTAATTTCTGTTGAGCAGTCATATCTTTATCCTCGTGTTTTGTGGAATGTGCGTTGTTTAGAACAGTGTAGCTTTTTTAGTTTGTTGTTGGGTTGGTGTAGTAGCAACTGGTTTAGATGTAGCAGTGGACTTATGACTCACACCGTCATCTTCTGGTTCAGCTTCACCCGTGTCCAGACTGAACATCATAAGCAGACCATACTTACGACCTCCTGTTTGTGCTTTATACGTCGCCTTGTCTGAGTTTTTATCAAGAGCATAGCCTAGACTTTCAACAGACACACTCTCTTTAGTCTCAGCATCGGTAAGTGTAGTAACTACAACACAGGCACACTCAGAATAATAAGCGTCCTGTCTCTCTACTATTTTACTTTCCCCTGTCTTGATAGACTGAGTTAAAACACAACCCTCTAGATAAGGTCTTAGTGCATTTAGTATGTCTTCAAGTTGCACATAGTTGTACTTTTGAAAACTATTGTAGCCTGACTTCTTAACAGACTTAACCTGTCTTTGAATCTCTAGTAGCTTCTTCATTTGTTACAGCCCTCTTGTCGTCTTAACTGGTATAAGCAAAATAAAGCACGGCATACAGCATGGGTTAGTTCCTCATATGCAATGTGTGCGTCGGACTTAGCGAAGTACATACCCATCATAGAATGGTCAACGAGGTGGTTAATATGACTCTCTAAGTCTAATTTTTTCCAGTTGTCACGAGGGTAGTCACCACCGTACTCGTCACAATTTTCTGTTAGGACTTTAATAATTTCCCGTAAGTCATAGACAGATGGAAGTAGAGTCCAGTCCGCATTAAGCTTACTGGACTTACCCCCGTTCTCATTGACCTCTAACTCATGACCTAGTACAGATGTTTCAGTTGTGTTGTTCATTTTGTGTGCGTGTGTTTGTGTTCTATTGTTTAGTAGTTCCAACGAATTTTACCACGTCTCAGGTCAACGTGAACAAAGCCTCTTTTAGCCCCATAGCCTAATGCCTTGTCTCCCCAGAACGTATCTAACCACTTCTGGAAGGCATGAATGTCACCTCCGATAGGGTAGATGTCAGCCGCCGACCCGTTTAGGTGCTGTGAGTTACTCACCCCACCGACTGCTTTATTCACGGCGGGAGGTCTGTACCATGAGGTAACACCGATAGGCTTACCCCACGCCTCTCTTACTTTATCTAACTCTTTAGCAAGTTTTACGACATTAGCTTTCACAGCTTCTGTTTTAGGGATACGTCGCGCATCTCGTTGAGTAACTTCCCCTACTGTGAAGTATTCACTAACCTTAGAGTCCCAATTAGTCCAGTCAATTGTCATTTAGTAGTCCTCGTCTTCTAGTTTAGTTTGAGTGGTGATAATTACATCACCCTCTGGGTTCGTGTTTACGTTAAACAGGAGTTCACCGTCAAACATGATGTCCCAGATGTCTTTAGGTATGACAGTTCTGGTACAGAACCCATCCCCATTGCCAGCCTCACTTGCTTGTAAGTGCAGACCAAAGAGAACAATTCGCAGTATGTCCGACTGTTCTAGTTCGGACAGTTTAAAGCTTCCAGTCATAATTTTTACCCTTCATTACAGAATAATAGAGAAAACCAACGTAAAGAATATGGTGAACATTACGGCTACCATAAATAAAGCTAACAGGGCTTGTAGTGACTCGTTCATAATTTTTCTCCTACTGTTGTGTTTGTTGTTGTTGTTTAGTGAGCATCTTTCCAACTTTTGCCTACTTTGCAGTCACCCTTCATCTTAACATTAGGTAGGAATGACTGAGAGAATAACTCCTTTAGGTCAATAGAGAAGTCTGTAACGTACTCGTCAGACACCTCAAATAGAACCTCGTCGTGTACCATTAGGACAAGCTTAGGCTTAGGTAGGTTAGGGTATTTAGCCCCATAAAACTCACATAGAATGAGTCCCTGTACCATGAGCATCTTCATAATGCTCGCCTCTGTAGCTTGAATAATGAAGTTAAACATCTGTCTTTGAGCATGAGCGGAGGTCTTTCTGTCCCCTGAGTCTAACTCAGGATACACCCCACGCCGTCCATAGAGGTCATGAACTACTAGACCCTGTTTCCAGACAGCTTGTTTTAGTTTGCCTATAGATGGGAATAGGCTTACCATTTTTTGCTGTAGTGCCTCAGCTTCATCTTTAGAACAACCCATCGTTTTACCCATTTTCTCAGCACCGGAACCGAACATCACCGAAAAATTGAGGGTCTTACCTTGCGTTCTGGACACACCTAAGAGGTCGGCTGTGACTTGATGGGGGTCGGCACTATCATTAGAATTGAAGTCATTAGCTAGTGCATGACCATCCTCTGTGTCCCCGTATAAGGCATCTAAGTATTGTGCTAAGATGCGAATTTGGAAGTTAGAGCAGTCACAACCTACTAAGCTAGAGCCTTCCGGTGCTACAAAAGACGACCGAATTAAGTCACCTGTGTCCCCTGACTTAGGTATATTCTGGAGGTTAGGTGAACTTGAACTATAACGACCAGTTAAGGTAACTGTTGGGTTAAAGTTGGCGTGTATTCGACCATCCTCTTGTACCCGCTTAAGGAAGCTTTCCCCGTAGGTAGTGACTAGCTTGTTTATCTCTGAATGCTCAACCAGTAGTTTAGGTAACTCCCAGTCCAGTGTGTCCAGTACCTCTACAGTTGTCATGGGTTTCCCAGTCTCAGTAAACTCTTTTGGTGTCCAGTTATAGAGAAACTTTAACGCCCAATGTATCTGGTCACTAGAGTTAGGGTTAAACTCTACAAACTTTTTATACAGGTACAGGTCGTCCTCTTTCCCTAGAAACAAATACTCGTCTAGCTTAGGCTGGCTTTTACCGTCCCAGACTATAGATGGGTCTCTTTCATTCTTAACTTTAGATGGTGTCTTAGGAGCTACGGGGCAAACCTCTAGAATTTTTTCTAGTAATAGTTGAGCCTGTATCTCTAGGTCTTTGTTTTGGCTTTCCCACTGCTCCTTGTTTATTAGAACCCCGTTAGTCTCTAGGGCTATGGTAGCCTCTACAGCAGGAAGGTCTATCTGCCTGTAGCATTCATAAGCCTTTTGGTCTGTTTTGAGTTTTTCCAAGAGATGTTGGTAAACCTTGAGACATATTTCTGAGTCACGAACACAGTAAGGAACTAACTCGTCAATGGTAGCTGTCTCGAAGTTAGGGCAGTCCATTTTAGGTAAGCCTACTTTATCTCCCCAACTTCTCAAGTCATGTGACCCTGCCGGAAACCAGACATAGGACATTATCATTGTGTCCTCGTACTGTTTAACCGTAAACCCGTGTTTTCTTAGGACAGGAACATCAAAAGAAGCATTGTGGAAAATGGGAGTAGAGTTAGATAACTTATCCTGTAAACCGAGGAAGTCCGGTGGTAAGAACACACCAGATGTTCCGTCTTCATGAAAAAAGGAAACGACCGTGAGAACGTTACCAGTTAAGTCAGTTGTCTCACAGTCGAATGCACATAGGGACTTATTCATTACTTTCTATTTTTGTGGTTGTGTGTGTTTTTTGTAAGTCCAGACCCAATCACTTCTCCAGAAACGGGGTCTAGACTTATGCCCGTATATCCACTCGTCATACTTGTAGTTCATTAACTATCTCCTGCATGATAACCTAATACTACACCACCATCACACTTTTTGCATTTGTGAGTGAGTGGTAGTTCCCCATCGGCTACTTTAAACCAACAGTCAGGGACATCATCCCCATCAGTCATCCAAATATAACCGTGTTTGCTCAACCATTCCCCAATAGTCAGCCCCGTTAAAGGGTTTACAATATGTTTTGGAGAAGCTAGACACACCCTTAAAAGTGGTCTGTCTGAAATGTCTAAATGACCCATCTTCTCTACCCATTCCCGTCTCGGATACCCCTTGTACTCGATGTATATCGGATGTTCCTTGCCCGTTATCACAAAGTCGGGGGTCATCGTTTTTACCAACGTCACAGTGAATATCTTCTGACGCTGTTTCAACCGAATTAACATTGGGTTCTTTGTGTGGAACTTGTCTTCTGCTTTCGAGTCGTATTTGCTCGTTGTTTGTACTGTCATTGTTTGTATCTCCTGTCGTTGTTGTTGTCACAAAGCAACCTGTTTTAGGTATGTAAGTTAACTCACATTCACCTAGCTTACCTGTCGCCCTTTGTTTCACAATTCTGATAGTTATTGTCTGGTCATCGTTTTGTACGTCTCTAGCTAAAGATATGACATTGTGTGAGAACCGTTCAATACTACCAGAACCAAAACCGTCGAACATTGAAGGGGCTAGTTTTCTGTCTTTGCTCTCACGTCTCTTAGTGTGAGACACCACCAATGAATGATGACCAAACTCTTTACTGAGTTGTAGCATGGTAGATAGTGTCTGAGACAGTCTTGTAGCTACCTGTGCATCATCAGCGCAAGCCGCCGTTATATTGTCTAATACGACCAATTCTGTTCCATCTGCCCTCACTGAGTATTCAATGAGTGTCCGTAGCTCATCTACAGACACTGCACCGTTTATGGTACTAACCCGTGCGTACTGAGACACCCTTTCTGCCAAGTCTTTAGCCTGACTATCAGTCACTTTACTCTCACCTAGACACCCTATAATAGGACGACCTAGAAGCATCCCTGCTACCTTCGTGACCCATTCTCTTGGTGTTTCCTCTAACGCCAGTATAAGTACCTGTTTCTTCTGTTGGATAAGGTTCTTAACTATCCATCGGACAGCCGATGACTTACCAACTGAGGGGTCAGCGAACACTGTAGTCAGTTCACTCTTTCTCAAGGTGAATAATTTGTCAAGGTCTGGGATACCAGTAAGCCCAATGCCCTCATATACACTGGACTTACCTGACATTTCCTCTAGTAACCAGTTAGTTACTTGTTCCTGACTTACAATTCCATCATAGTCAGCCTGTTTAGCCTTCTCAAAGTCAGCCTTAAATAGTCTTGAAGCTTCTAGGTTATCAGTGTGCTGAGTTAGGTACTCATTAGCGTCCTTGTACTGTAACTGTACTCGATAAGCTTGACCCTTCCTGATAATAGACATGACTGCATCGGTAGCGGTCTCACCTGCCGAGTCATTGTCGAAACACAAATAAATACACTTGAAAGTTTCAACAAACTTAAGGTGCTTCTTAATGAAGTCCTTTGCAGAACCTGCCCCGTTGGGAACTGAGACAACCGTGTACTCACTACCGAGCATTTGTCTCGCCGCTAGTGCGTCAAACTCGCCCTCAGTTATCACAAGCTTTGTACGCTTACTTGTGACTGTATTGAACCCGAAAAACTGAACACTCTTATTATCCCCTTCCCAGTAGAACTTCTTTTCAAGGGCATTACGCACCTTCCGAGCTACGGGTTGTCCTTCCCCGTTGTAATAGGGGAAGACATACTCACTGTGTTCAGCGTCAACCATCACCCCGTATTCTTTACAGACAGTCTTAGTCAGGTTTCTTTTAGCTAAGGCTTTACACTCTAATTCACGGGGTTCAAAGACCGTTGGCTTAGGTTCTATTCCCCGTATAGCGGCTTCATCACTTAGACTATTGGTACAATTTGGTGTGTAGCAATGGTGACTGGTTACACCATAGTCTGTGAGACGGTACTTTACCAAATTATCCTTAGAACCACAACTAGGGCATGGAAAATGTCCTATTATTTCTTTGTTGTACTCAACCATCTTTTTACCTGTGTGTTTGTGTTCTCTCGTTCAAAAAAGATATGTCCCGTTGCAAACTTGTTAAGAACGACACAGGACATTCATTATTACTACATCCGTTTAGCTAGAACCAAACGGAGGTTATCCGGGTCAAAGTGAAGGTCTAAGTCCAGTAAACATGACAGAGTAAAGCTACAACAAGTAGGTGAGCTTGGGGTGTAGGCTATAATGTTCCAGAGGCTAGGTAATACACTTGACCAGTGAAACTTATCCTCACTCTTTGTGAACGCTTTGACTCTCGATAGAACACTGTAGTCTTTTAGGACACAGACCAAAGCATGAGCCACTGGTCTTCGAGGCTCTTTCTCAAAGTATATCTGGGTTCCACCACAGTTATAGTCAACCTGTAAAGTCTCACCTACTTTAAAGCAGACATGAGTTACCATTGAATTTGAGCGTCCTAACACGAACGCTGTAAGTCCTGCTATCCAACCCTTCCAGTCTTCTGGGTAACAGAAGTAAACCGTAACAGGGGTGACGGCTAAACCAGTTAGGTCTGCATGACTTCCACTAAGACCACGTTTGTCCAGTATCTGCTTCAATGTTTTCGAGGAAACCTTCGGGCAAGTCTGTTGATAACGTAGCGGATGTGACTGACTTGCTTTGCTGATATTGGTGATACCTCGACACAAATAACGATAAACGTCGGTAAGTTGGAAATTTACCAGTAGCTTTGTAAGTAATGTAGGCATAATGTTCTACTACCTCCTTAAGTGTCTTGTCTGTACCTATCTGTTTGTGTATCCTTGAAGCTGTAACGATGTCACGGATAGCCGGTTGAGTGTGTGCCTTTTTCACATCACCTAACTCTAAGTTAATACCTAGAGTCTTAGCTTCTAGAACTAACTCTACCCAAGTTACCCGTGCCTTTAGTCTTGCTATGACTAGGTTTATCTCATCATCAGGGTAGCCCTTTAGAAAGTCAAGGACTACCATCATTCTTTCAGTGTGTTTATAGTAGTCCTGTTCATCGTAAGAACTAGGTGGTAGGTACCACGCTTCTTTAGGACACCACTGTTTCCTTTTGTAATGTCTTCTAGCTAGGCAGGACGCTAAGTCTGATAAGCATACCCAAGCGGCATTCTTCTCGTCCTTAGACATAAAGCTACCAGACCGTAGTTTGTCTAGTAGCTTATTTCTATCCTCTAGCTTAAAGGCATACTCTTTTCTTAGTTCCTTAGCTAGTTTCATGTGTGTTGTTTACAACCCGTAGTTAGGATGGTCTAAGTATTTGAGGTTAAGAGGTGCTGAGTGTACCCGTTGGGATGAACCCCCTGCTCGTTTAGGTGGTAAGGACTTCATACTTCCATCCTCAACCATTTTTGCAAAGACACTATCCATTATAGAGTCCATTATGTTACGTTGTTCTGGAGTAAGTCCATCTTGATAAGGCAACTCAGGTAGGTTTAGTAACTCTTGAATCTCTTTGCTAGAATAAGTCTTCGTCGGGTTCACCAATTCCATCATCCGTTGTTGGTTCGCTTGTCTGTTCCGTATTCTGGTGTAGTTGTCCATTTTCCTGTACCTCTGTGTCTTGTTGTTGTGTGTCTTGTTGTTCAACTGTAACGGTAACGGTAGGTTTCAAAGACCCTACATTGTCTCTTAAGTTAAGTAGGTCTGTTACGTCTATGTTTTCAAAGACTTCCTTACCTACAGAAGTGGCATAACGGGCTATGTTAGATTGGCTAGTCGTTTTTAGGATACCTGCAAGAGATGAAACAAACAGCTTTCCAACTGTAGTTAAGACATCTACATCAGAGAACCAAGACAGCATCCCTTTATGTTTAGTAGAGAGGCGTTTAAGGAATGAGCGGGCTACGCTGGCTATAGTGTTACGTTGCAAGCCTAGCTTCTCAGCTACCGAAGGACTAGCTACCGTTAAGATGAAAGCTTCTTTAGCGTGTTTGGTTGAGTCAACGCTATTAGCTAACGATTTGAAGTCCTGAGTGTCTATCTGCTGGCTCTGTTTTGTGACGTTAAGCTTCTCAGTAGGGGTCATGGTGCGACTACCATTAGCGGCAAGCACTGCCAATGCCGCATCTTCCCATGTTAGATGATAGGACACAGTGACGGGTACCATTACATCTTTGGGGTCAATACCGTTTGCATATGCCCATGTTAGAAGACCAGTAATACGGTGGCGACCAGACACTGTGAATATAAACTCATTGTCTGTCTCATCCTCTGTAACTTCGGGTAAGTCCTCTTGGCAGTCAACGTCAGCATCTGAATAGACTACACCAACCTCAATAGGTGTGAGGATTTTACCAATAACTAGAACACCAATCTGAGGGTCTAGTAAGAAGTTCAAGGCTTTCTTGGGGTTAATCTCAAACTGGTTTAGTAGTCCATCACCTAATGCTAGGTAAGACAACCGTTCGAGACTTAGCTGTTTATGGAACCGTAAGTTGTCACTGATACCAAAGCTTAGTACAGCTTTAAGCTTGTTAACCACGGTCGGGGTTAGAGCATTGGCTTGGAGTCGTGTGTATTGAGTAGTCATGGTATCCTCTTTGTGGTTGTCTGTAGAAAAATGACACGTAGTGTAGCAAAGACCTTAAGACTTTTCCCCCTCAGTGACTAGCTGACTAGCCAAATTGTAATAAGGCATTACGCTAGGGTGAGTATAGTGGTCATCCAGGGTGTGCGACGACTCAAGGTTACACAAAACCGTTGAGTTCTCGTATATTGTGAAGCTACCATTAGCTTCATAAATACCAGTGTACTCGACTCGGTTACCTGAATAGTAACCATCGAGAAGTTTAGCATAGAACATTGTGTTTATCTACCTAGAGTCATCTAGAAAAATTAAAGACTCTATTCGGATAAGTTTTAAGCTTATCCGGTACAGTCTCTCTTTAGTAATGCCAATAACCCCAATGAGCGGCAAACTTAATGTCTTGGGGATTGACATTAAACTCTAAGGCTTTCTTTACTATGTTAGTGTAGAACCGACTGTAATGTCTGTACCCAAACTCGTCTCTAAAGTAGTACATCATGGAACACCTCCTAAGAATATTCCTCGTAATATTTAACTAAGGTAGCTGTACCTACCATATCTACATAGGCTAGGCTCATGTTACAGTTGTGACAAATAACCCCTCGTGTTTTCCCAGTCTTATGTGAGTGGTCTTGAACCTTACGTTGTCTCCCTGTAGGTTCAAACGGACGACCACAAATTACACAGTGAGAAGCTGAGTTATACGCTTCAAAGTCACCGTCAGGGTATCTCAAGTTATAAACACGCCGACGATGATAGTCAGGGTCACTTAGCTTTCTAGCTTCATAAGCTTCTTTGTTGTAAGACATTATACCTCCTTACCAGATACTAACCAGAGACCTATTGTGTGGTACTTCCAGTTATCAGGGTGGAACTTTGTACGACCCTCAGAGTCACTCAAAGATACGCTTGATGCTAAGATATACACGTCTCCGAGATAGGTAAGCTTTACCCAAGAGTCACTGAGGACTACAACAGTTCCTATCTCTGCACTATCCCAAGACTGACGAATAATTTTCATGTCATTATATCTCCCCGTTGGTTGTTGTATGTTAGAACTCAATGAACGAAGGACACCAGTCAGCCTGTTTGGTATGGGTAACAGGTTCTAGTTGGTTTCCTTGTTTACTTGACGTTAAGGTAATTACTTCCCCACCATTGTAGATAGTACGGTTAGCATCTTGTTCATGGAACAGGGGAGACAGAGTGTAACACCAACCATCCTTAATAATTGTGGTGTGGTTAAGGTCATCATTCATCTCTACCCAACGTCCTAAGCTTACTGGTAAGTTACTAAGCTTAATTTTAGACTCAACACTATAAGTATTAGGCATTGTGTTTACCTTTGTTGTGTGTGTGTGTGTTAGAGTTGTTTTAAACTCTAGCCTGCCTACCCGATAAGTAAGCAGGTACAATTTAATTACCCTACTATAGACCAATGGTCTTTCCGACTACTGAAAGTTCCACCTAAGACATAGTGCAGACACTCGTCTAGAGACTTTAAGCTTCTCGTTGGTGTGTTATCCCCATAGACCTGCCAGCTACCATCACCATCTTTATATTCAATGGTGGCATCATGCTGTCTGTAAGCATTAGGGTCATCGTCAACGTGGTAGAACGTAACACCATGATAAGCTAGAGTCTGTTCATCGTAACGGGTATTGGTTCTGGGATACCAAAGTCTTAGGTTAGTTGAAGTAAACATAGTGTGTGTGTGTCTCCTATTGTTGATAAGTTTGTGGTGTTGTCTGTCTAAGCTTTGATGAGAAGGGCTAGGTATTCTTCTCGTTCAAAGGCTTCCCCTCTTTTAATACCGTAGCCAGTACACTCGTTACAGTAAGCTTTGTGGTTTAGCCAACCATCATAGACTGATATCTCACGACGGTTTACCCGTTCGGCATTATGGTACATTAACTGATAAGCCCAAGTTGCTAACTTTTCTGCCCGGTGTTTGTTACCAGTGACCACAGAGTCTTTGAGGATACGCTCAAAGTTACGTCTGTTGTCTTCTATCTGACCGTTGTATTCTAACATAGTGTGTATCTCTCCCTAATAGGTGTGTTTCTGTAGAGTTAGTATGATAAACTCTATTCAGTCAGCACAGGATAAGCTTGCTGACTGATACAATTCATCAACTTACAACCGGATACAGTTACCTGTCTCTAGTTCATAGACAGCTAATTGGTTGTGCTCTTTTCCGAGTGCCAAAGCCTCATCTTTTGTCTCAACCCATTGGCTAAGGTCAAAGTAGAAGGTGTCATCCTCTGATTTAAACCATGCCCCTAAGTATTTATTGGTTTTTACAGATAACTCAGCACGGACTTTAATGAAGTGTTTAGCCCAATGCTTATCGGTACACTCAGAAGCCGGTACTTTGTACTCGTAATTAGGTAAGCTTACTAGGTATCCTTTAGTGTGTTTGATACCGTGAGTATAACCACCCATGTCTTTAATTTGTTGAACAGTAGGTAGGGTAGTTCCATCGTTCCAGTATTCGGCTGTGTTTTTATTGTTAGACATAGTAACCTCAGTGTGTGTGTTGTTTAGTAGAGCCTAGACTCTATCAGGTAAGCCCTTAAGCTTACCCGTACAATCTAGTTGAAGTAGTCGAACGGATTTTCTAGCATAAGCTCACCGTCTTTATACCAGTCCTCGTTGTCTAGTGAGTAACAGGGTTTATTTGGTCTTGATTCCTCAGACCACACCATCTCTTGTATATACCATCCGTACTCAGTACAGCAAACAAACACCAGTGATTCATCTAGGTAGTTCTCGATGTACTCAATTACATCGGTTTCTGTACCACGTTCACTATCTATAAACTCTTGGGATATAGGAGTTAACCAACCAGTACGCTTAGGACAATTGTGAGCGTACCTGCTATCCGTGACATCGTTTCTGTACTTCTCAGCCTTTTTCAGTAAGTCTTGTGGACTGTAGTTCATAATAACCTCTATGGTTTGTGTGTGTGTGTTTCCTTAGTTGTGTTCCGTTGCAAAATTGTTAAGAACACACTAGAGAAAAGACAGAGACACACACAAAAGAAAAGTAAACCTGAGAGTCTGGTCAGTAGCTGTCTAGTATAGCGGCTTGCTGAGACATTTATCTCTCTTATGACCATCCTACTGTTTATAGGTCTCATTCTACAGGAGCGTCTTTCCGCTTGTTATTCAGTTGTCTTTTGTGTGTGTCTCTGTCTTTTCTCTACTCTTTCAGTCTAACTAACTTTTTCTGTTTTGTCAAGCGTTCGTTTGTACTATTTTTTGAGGGTTGACTTTTGGCATTTCTTTTCCTCTAGGAGAGAGTAGTTGGTGGTGAAGTTGAGAGAGGTTTTGTTTTGGTTCTCGTCATGTAGGTTAATTCTAATTTTAAGCTTACCTAATGCTTTCCCTAACTCGTCTTCTCTTTCTTTACCTCTTTTCTCTACTCTTTCAGTCTAACCAATGTTTTGGGTTTTGTCAAGGGTTCATTTGTACTTCTTTTTCCTCTGTTCCCTTTTCCTTTCCCTCACTCTTTCACTATAACAAGTATTCACTTTTTGTGGGAGGGTAGTGTGACACTTTCCTAACTGTCCTCGTAGTTCTGATGTACTACTTTACTTACCCCCACACGATAAGCCTATGAAGGTGAGGAAATTGTACCAATCCCTGTACCAGTGCATCACATACACTCTCATCTCTTTCAAGGAATATTTCTATTCTAGCATATATTTAGGAGGAATGTCAAGAGGGTACATTAGAACTACTGTGCCACTTGAGCAACTGTCCTCATAGTTCTGATGTACTAACACAACACCAGAAAAAATAGTGTATAATAAAGAGGTACACAGAAAAAGACAGAGGTTACACCATGAACGCTACCACTACACACACATACTACAGTCAAGACAAAGTGAACGCAAAACAACTTATAGACTTATGGAAAGGATACATGGAACGCCAAATAACCTACAGTAACTTAATTGACTTTGCTTATGGACACGGACTGGTTAACTTACTCGATGTGCTGAACGCCATGTTCGGTGCAGGTTATATAGACTGCCGCCAATGGGAAGATGGACATTATGACTGGTGGTTCACATACCCTAAATGCTTCCTTTCTGCTAAACCAGACACTCACTAAGTAGAACACTAGAACTAACAGGACACTCTATAAAGTGTCCTTTTCTTTTGGATAGACACACAGAATATAAAGAGAATATTAAGACTTATAGGCTGAAACCCTTATTCTCTCGTTGTCTAGTACAGATATATTGTACGGTTTACTCGGTTTACCGTACCTTTTTTTCATCGGACACCTCGTCTCTTATGTGTAAGTAGTCTTTAGAATAAAGCGACGAAGAAGGTCTTAAAACCTTCGAGACGCAACCAAAGAACCACTAACGGAGAATGCCTCCAAAGCATTCGGAGTGATGTAAAGCTACAATACATTCACTCAAGGGTATAAAAACCCTCTCGTGAATTATAGTACAGAGTATAGAATGTGCGGAAAGGGAAGCTCTATACTCTTTTTTTGTGTCTGTGTGTATATAGAAACACTTATACCTTTAGCTGAACTATATAATATTTACTTATCAGTTATGTCTTGACTATCTGTGTCTGTGTGTACTCACATAGTTACGAGTAGTACAAAGCAATAGAAACCAAGACAATGCAAGACAATGCAAGACTTTCACTGTGTACTCTCCTATAAAAAGATACTCGTACCTATAAAAAGAAACACTTGTACCCTACTACCTCTTTCCCCGTGTTATAGAGATAGTTCCGATGTACTACTATGTGCCTGTGTTTAAATATAGGTGCACAAACCTTGACTAGCCTGTGTTCTATAGAGATAGTGTACCTGTACTCTAGTATGTACTATGGTATAAACGTACTACCTAGTGTTTAATAGAGAACGTTCCGATGTACTACTTTGATACTAATTACTACAGTACGTACCTAGTACAAAGGGGGGGAACTCGCGCACGCACCAACAGCCTAAGACAATTCGTACAAAAATGTAACTAACCCTTACTGTGTCTAGTGTCTAGACTTCACCTATAAGGATAAGCTCGCTGAGGCTGTTCTGCTGTATAAAAGACCGGAACAGATGAGCTAGGCACTAAGCACGGTAGGGCTTAGTGGTCTTCTTTTTACCTAAACCCTTGCTGTGTCTAGTGTTCGTCTATCAATACTACAGTCCGCTTACCCGGTACTAGCTGTACTACCCTAGTTGTGTGTTTTAGAGCGTGTGAAGAAGGCGTGTGTAACTATAAAAGTGTGACCTCCGTGTGGTCGTGTGTGTCGTGTGTATTGTGTGTGAAAGTAGAGAGCAGCAGCAGCAAGTGGTGTAACGAGAACACCCAGCCACTGTCTCTCTATTTTTTTTTTGTACCCTATGAGAACACCAACTAAAGAAAGACTGAAAGACACAGCCCTACACGGTGTGTGTGAGACACTAGACTTCTATGGTCTAACTGTAGAAGACATTACTGAGTACAAGGCTCGTGTCCCTGTAGTTAAACAGAAGCTACTCAGTCACAGAACGAAAGCCGAGAGAGAACGGAAACGAGTAGAAGGTTTAGAGAAGGCAAGACAAGCAAAACGAGTTACAACTAAGGAGAGTAATAATGGGAGCTAGAAGCGTAGATACCAGTAAGTCACAAGCTGTCGTAGAGAAAAAGAAGCTTAACGTTCAAAAGTCAGCAGATGCCTTTGAAGACCAACTGTACGAAATGCAGACTCAGCTTTCTAACCAGGGTCTAGAGGCTACACTAGGCATCGGTAAAAAACAGACAGAGATAGGTGGGCTACAACTAGACCAGCTTAAGGATAATACCAAAGTCCTTACATCATTCTTCGACTCTATAGATACCCTTAACGAGGAACGTCGTAATCGGAACACTGCGTCGTTAGGTAACCTAGATGCCTTATTCAGACCTGTGAATGCCCCAGTTGACGCTAACTTTAGTATCCTACAGAAATTCCTAACTGGAGGGCAGGAGTAACTATGAGTACAAAGAGTTCTAACCTGTACAGACAGATGCTTGGGTATGACCCAGAGACACTTAAAAAGCTTGAAGGGGGTAGTGCTTGGAGTATCTTTTCCTCGAACCCACTTAACCCAGACGGTACATTAGACACAGAAGCTAGTTGGGAAAACCAGTGGATGCGTTCTGCTTATCAGAAGTGGGCATCTACAGAGGAAAAGAAACGACAAGAAGAAGAAGCTGCACTAGCTGCACAGAGCGCAGTGAATAATGAGGCAGCAGCTGCTAGAGCGGCGACAGAAACAACAACAACCACACCAGCTACTACTACTGCTCCCGTTGCTGCTCCTACAACTACTACTGCTCCCACTGCTGCTACTGTCCTCCCCACTGCCGCTACCCCTACTAATTCTACTTCTCTAACCACAACCCCCTCTATTTATTACCCCTCCACGTCGTCTGCTGCTCCTGTAGCTACTTCCTCTACTACTTCACTCTTTACTACCCCCCCATCCCAGTCAGGGACTCTAGGGCAGTCAATTAACAACAGTAACACAGAAGTACAAGGGTACTTAACTACGCTAAATGATGCTGCTGCGTCTAGTTTAGCTAGTGCGGGGAACACGGTTAACAGCCTTAATACCAGCTTTCAGAATGCAAACACCATAACAAACCAAGTCCTTGCTGATGAGCAGGCGGCTAGAGAAAAGCAAGCTGCGGAACTACGAGCGGCAGAACTTGACTCGTCAGCTTCAATGCTACAAAGCTTCTTCATAGAGGAAGGGGCTAGACAAAAAGCTGAACAAGACCAAAGGAACCTTGACATGAGGTTGGCAGAACAGAGAAAGCGTCTAACTTCTAGTAGGAGAATGCTGTCTAATAATACTTCGGGTATGAGTAGTGGTAGCTTCTTTGGTTCTGTTTCTTAGGTGTAAACTATGACATCAAATTGGATAGAAACCTTTAATAGGTTAAACCCTGTGGCTCAGGAACAGTATAAGAGGTATTCCGAATACCGGGATAAAAATATGTGGAGTGAAGTACCTACCGGTCAAGGTGGTGACTCCTCTGACATAGACACAAAACAGTGGAAAGCTGACTCTGGGTCAAAAGCCTTTTACCTATCCCCTGCTAACTACAACCAGTACGATGAGTGGTATAAGCAGGAGCAGGCTTGGAAAAAAGAGCAGCAGCAACAGCCAGCTAAGACAGCAGAACAAGGGGTGAAGCAGGAACTCCCTACTCGTACAACTATGCCGGCGGCTCCTATGCCCACTCAGGCTCCCCCTACTAATTTCCAGTACACTCCTACTACTCCAGTAGCTTACCCTACTAGACCCCCAGGTGGTACTCCCCCTGCACCTCCTTCTGTTTATACCCCGCAGGCTGCTGTACCTCCCTCTGTGTTTGCTCCTCAGTCTGCTGTACCTTCTAATGTAACCAATGCCCCTTTAATGTCTGTTTCTGGTGCTGATATTAATACGCAGGTAAACAGCCTTCTAGCACAACTAGCCGGACTGTTGAGTAGTTCAAACAACCAACAAAACCCTAAATAAAACCATGCCTATTCAATACCCCGCAGACCAATTTTCTTCATTCCAGTCACAAGACCATACCCTGTTCTCAACTAAAACCAACTGGAGCCGCCTGTTCTACGCTGCTGGTACCGTGGATAACTCCCCTAACGTTGACTTCTACCTGAAAGATGAGAAGGGTAGTCAGGCTATCTATGTCCCAGAAGGTTCTTCTTGTGTCGTTCGATGGACAGCTATCTATAATATCGGTGGAACTCTGGTTGCTGGTGAATCTGAAACCGGAACCATTACCCGTGCGAGTGGTGGTAACACAACGTACACCGGTGCTGCTATCGGCTCCGGTTCTGGTAACTTCACCGTTACCCCCACTGCGAATACCACTGTTCAGTGTGTCGAGCTAGTCGCCAGTGACTCTGACTCCGAACAGGCTACACGGGTTATTGTGTTTGCTGAATTTTTCAACCTCCCCTTCTACATGGAAAGCTCTGGAGGGGCTGGGGCTATCTCTACTGCCGCACTAACCACAGCCGAAGTATAAACTAGAGAAACAACACAAAACCATGCCTAGAGTCACTAAAGAAAGACGAGTACCGACTAAACAGGAGTTAATTGGGAGCATTACAGACCTCTGGAAATTTGCTGACCTAATTAATTTTCATGGTGGCTCTAAAGCATTCGGTGAGTGCCACAAAGAACTCTCAGAACTACGATGGGAAGGTAAACAGGTTTGTACCATCTTCCCTCGTGGTCATTTAAAAACTACCTTAAGCATCCTCAAGTATCTACATTTAATATACGTCAACCCAAACATTAGAATATTTATAGGCACGGGTAGGAAGGAACTAGGACAGGCTATCATGCGGGAGATGCAACAGTACCTAGTTGACCCGTGGAACCAAGAGAATATTTGGAATAACAGACCTCACTACCCTGGTGTTCGTCTTATCCCTTTAATGGAGAAGGCTTCTGGGGTTACAGCACGTCAACAGTCTCGTAATGCCCTGTTCGTGGCAGACGAAGATGAAAGTACGTACAATACAGAGGCTATAGATAAGAAAATTATCTGGAACCAGAACCAAATACAGGTATTAAGGGACATTATATCTAAAGACCCCACTATTGGTGTCGGTTGTGCAGGGTCTGCCTCTACTGGGTTCCACTATGACGTTATTCACATTGACGACATGATAGACTTTACCAACTACGACACCACAGCTAAAAAGGAGAAAATAGACACTTGGAAAAATGACTTATTCTCTGTAGTTGACCCAGAGTTCTTTGACCAGGAACTATATGAAAGACTAAAACCCCTCAGTAAAGCTAAACAGTACCAAGATAGAATACAGTTTCTGTGTCGTGTAGGAGATGAAGTCGGGGTTAACGGGACTCGTTATTTCCGATGGGACTGGTATCAGGAGATAGAAGACGACGTTAAAACCGGCGACTCTTGCTGGTTATACTACGAAAAGAACATTTATAAAAACGGTGAGGATAACACAGACGGATACCTCTGGGGAGAGCGTTGGAATGATGATGTAGCCAATAAAAGACGTAAAAGTATGTCTAATAGGCACTGGTACGCTCAGTACCTGAATAAAGTCTTAGTCACTGAGGACATTACTCTAACTTGGGACAGCGTACAGTTTATTAGACCTGGTTCTCTACTTAAAGAGAAAAATACTAACTACTGGTTGTACAAATTCGGAGACACAGACGAGGCTCACCGTATATTCCCAAGACTTGTAATTGACCCTGCTGGTAAAGCTAATAAAAACAGTGACTACACAGCTATAGGTATAGGAGGTATCGTTGAAACACCTGACTGGACTAGACTACTCATATTTGACCTTAAGTTCGGTAGATGGTCGCCTGAGCAGTGGGCGGCGCAAGTCATAGAGTTAGCCCAAAGGTGGGAATGCTGGTCTGTGTACCTTGAGTCAGTAGCCTTCTCGTTTGCCCTCTCTACCTATATTAAACAGGCTTCTATTAGGGTGGGACACCAGGTAATGGTAAAAGAGTATAACCCCCCTAGAGACAAGTCTAAAAAGGAAAGGATAGAGGCAGGCTTACAACCCCTAATATTTAATAAGGGGCTTTACCTACCAGCCTACACGGGTTGCCAGAAGGAACTTATAGATATGTTTAACCTGTTCCCATCAGACACCGTGAAGGATGACCCCCTGGACGTTATTGAGATGATACGGGAGATAGGAAAACCTGTGAAGCGACAGTCAGCAGAAAACAAGACACCCCCTAGACCAGTTAATAAAATGTTCGGAGGATTAAGATGATAAAGCAGACTAAGGACGACCTTTTAGTACAGTTTATAGAGGAGACAGACAATACCTCTGTTGAAAAGCGGAAAGAGTGCATCGTTAGGTACGTTACCGAGACTTTACAGGACTGGTCTTCTAGACGACAAGAGGTAGAGACTCTCTGGACAGCAGAGTGGGCGCACTACTTCTCTACTCCTCAGTCAGCTTCTTGGTTAAGAAGACAGGCTCTAGACTTAGGGCAGTCTGTTGATGAAGGCTCCTGGAGACACCAAATACACACAGGCAAGGGTTTTGACCTTGTAGAGACGGTGAACTCCTATATTCAACAGGCTACATTCCCTGCTCAAGACTGGTTTGACCTTATCCCACAAATGCCTAATGCAGGTGGCGGCGGAGGTGAAGACGACAACTGGTTGATGAGACTTGAACGGGTTAAAAAGCTTATTCAGAAGAAGCTAAACCAAGCTAACTTCGAGGACTGGTGGGATGTGTTTGTCCGTCAGCTTTGTGTAGTAGGGACTTCCGTCATGGCTCTCCCGTATAGGTATGATGTAAAACCTACCTTTAGAAAGGTAAAAGTAAGACAGCCTGATGGTAGGGAGTCCTTTACTACCGTACCCATTGAGAAGGTAATTTATGACGGTATTGACTTAGAGGTTATTGACCTTTATGACTTCTACCTAGACCCTTCTAGTGGGTTTTCTGGTACTGTTGACTGTGCCTGTATCCGCAGAATAACCAAGACTAAAGCAGAAGTAATTAGGTTAGTAGAAGAAGGTGTGTACCCCTTAATAGACGTTGAGGACGTTAAAGGAGCTACAAGTACAGACCTTTCAGTCTCCCGTGTGTTTAAACAAGACATTAATGAAATGGTCGGTCTAATTCCAGATACTACCTTCAACGCTAACCAGTCATTAGAACTATATGAATACTGGGGAGACATCTACTTAGATGACATTGTGTACCTAGACGTAGTTTGTACCATTATGGGAACCAAGCTTCTAAATATAGAAACTAACCCATTCTGGGATGGTAAACCTTTTATAGTCGGAACCTATGTTAATACACAAGGCTCACCCTATGGTGTGTCCTTACTACAACCCGTCATTGGTCAACTTCATCAAATGTTTGAGGTACAGAACCATAGACTAGACTGTGACGAGTTAACGGTTAACCCTATGTACGCTGTCGTTGACGATGGGGTTATAGACTTTGAAAACTTGTACAGTGAACCCGGTAAGCTCATCCGTGTAGAAACACCCGACAATATCCGTCCTATTCCTATTGAGAGAACCAATAACATCTCGGTAAGGGATGAACAGATACTAGACGAGAGGATAGAAAAGACTACTGGAGTAGGTGCTTACTTAGGCGTGAACTCTGGACGTGACGGAGAACGGGTTACAGCAGAGGAGGTTAAAGCTCAACGTAGTGCTGGCGGTAATAGACTTAACCGTATTCACGGGCATATTGAGAGTACAGCCCTCTACAAGTTTTTAAATAAGATGTACGCTCATCTTCAACAGTTCCAAGAGAATGAAGAGGTAGTTCGTGTCCCTTCTAGAAAAGCCAGTATAGTTTATGACTTCTGGTTAGTCGGACAAGAGGAACTAGCGGATAGCTACACTGTCTGCCCTCTTGGTTCTTCTCATGTAGCCGATAAAGAGTACGACGTTAAGAATGCTGTGGACTTCGTGTCCGTTATGTCTCAAAATGAGCAACTGTCCAGTAGAGTTAATTGGGACGCAGTAGCGGAACATCTAACCTCTAAGTTTATGCGGAGAGATAATTGGCACAAGTTCTTAGCCGCACCTGCCACCCCTGCTGCTGCTGCCCCTCCTCTCCCTACTGATGTCCCTGTGTCGGCTCCTCCACAAATGCCCCCTATGCCCCCACAAATGTCTCCGGGTGCTATGGGTGCTAGTCCAGAGGTGAATGAGCTAATGGATAAAGGTTTAATTACAGGAGGCAAACCCGGACAGCGTGTAGCCCAAGCTATAGCCAGCAACCCAGAAGAGCTACAGAAATTTCTACAGTTAAAAGCACAACAGACATATGCAAAACCAAAATGAGTCCGTGGTGGATAACACCCTACAACAACAGACAGCAGACGCACCTGTGGACTACGGGTACTTAAACGGTAGCTACACTATGGGTGTAGATGACCCCCAAACTTTACAGGACAATGCAGACGCTGAGGCTTCATCCTCTGTGTCCTCGGAAGAACTAGCCTCTATAGCCTCTAAACTAGGTGTAGATGTGGATGCTTTGGCAGGCTTACTCGGCGTAGGACAGCAGCCAGCAGCAGAAGAAACACCCCCAGAGGCAGCACAGGAACCAAAAAAAGAAGAGGAAGAAGAGGAACCCGAAGACGAGAAGAAGCTTAGAGAACGTCTCCTTTATGTAGATAAGGAGGTTAAACAACTTCTGGGTGTAGGGTTACACGACGTTTACGGGCTTCTCCAAGAACTACAACAGTTTAAAGCCCAGTATGTAGTAGAGCAGCAGACAAATATTCTAAAACAGGAGTGGGGTGACGACTACCAAACCACCCTTCAAGAGGTTAAAGGTTACTGGGAAAAACTACCAGCACCTCAGAAAAAGGCACTTGACAACGTTGAGGGAGCTAGACTTATATATGCCCTACTTACAAAAGATAAGGCTACTAACCAGTCTGCCTCTGTTCGTCAGAACCCTCAGTACATCCGTCAAGGGTCTGTTAAGCCACGTTCGGGGGCTACAGCTAAGTACCGAATGAGTGAAGTAGTCAAGCTCTCGGAAGCCGAGTATATTCGCATTCAGCCTCAACTAGAGGAAGCCTTCCGTCGTGGGCAAGTTGTTAATGACATTAGATAATTCTTAGGAGACAATTATGGGTTTATATGGTTCAGCCCCTCAAGGCGCACCCTTCACTAATGCTACTTCTGGTGTGTTTATCCCAGAGGTATGGTCAACAGACGTTATCCGTTACCGAGACGCTAACTTTGCAGCTAAAGAGTTAGTTAGTATGATAAACTTTGCTGGTAATAAAGGGGACACGATTTATATGCCCTTTATCAGTCGGTTAGCTGTGGAGAGTAAGACCCCCGGAAACCCCGTCACCTACCAGGCACTCTCTGAAAAACGTTGGTCTATGGTAGTTCGACGGTACAAAGACGTTGCGTTCGCTATTGATAAACTCTTAGAAATTCAAGCTAACGTTAACCTCCGTGCCGAATACACTCGTGAAGCCGGTTATGCTTTAGCTCGTGACTTAGACAATGCTGTCTTAGCTGAACGGGCAACCATCAATGGGTTTAATAGTGGTTCTAACGTTGTAACTTCTTCTGTTCCTCTATCGTTCTCAGACATTCTATCTGCTTACGAAATTCTTTTACAGAATAACATCAATACTAATGAACTCGTTCTGCTGATGTCTCCCCTACAGTGGACTTCCTTAATTAGTGACCCCCTGTTATCCAACAAAGACTTCACTAAAGGTGGTTCTATTGAGAGTGGGCAACCTCTCTCTCCTCTGGGTATCTCTATGAAGATGTCCACAAACATTGGTTTAAACAGTACAACTGGTTACACCAACGGTGAGAATGGTTTAGCTTCTCCCACCCCTGGTATGTCCACTGCACCCTACTTCCCCACGCAGAACCCTGAGTTACGTTCTGGTAGTAGCGTTACAGCTTCTGCTTTAACAGCGGGCTATCACACAGCTATCTTAGCCCACAAAGACTGGTGTAAGATGGCTATCCAGAAAACTCCTTCCGTTGACTACGAGTGGTCTGTTGACTACCAAGAACACCACGTTGTACTAACCCAAATTTACGACGTTAAAGTGTTCCGTCCAGACCACGCAGTCATCATAAACACTGACGAGACTGGTGCTGTGTAGGGTAGATACGTAGGAGTAAAAGAATGCCAAAGTCATTCCAGTTACGAGAAGGACAACGAAGCAGAAGTAACACTCCTACTTCTAATACATCTGTTCGTGTAGAAGTAGGGGTTAATGAAGTTGAACTTAGTAAGCGACTAGCTAATCTTGAGGCAGAACTTAAGACTTACATAACAGATGAGTTCACTAAACTAAAAGCAGAAATTCAAGCTAAAGGAGGGAATTAAACCATGGCTGCTATCACAGTCACTAAACTGAACCTATTAGGTTCCGAAAACAGACAAAAAAACAACAGACCTAGAATTGGGCAGCTAGGTTCTAGTAATTTTACCGCTGTACCGTTTATCGTTAATTCAGGTAATACTGCTGCTACCAGTACAGACACCTTTACTGTAACTCTTAATGCTAAGACCTGCTTTGTTCTAGTATCCATGTTCTCAACTACGGGAACTATAACTCGGTCTAGTGTCGCACTGCAAGCTACTGATACCGTTGGTGTTCCTCTCCCCCCGTTAGCTGCTGGTGGTGCTTTCCACTCAGAGCTTCTCCCTGTAAGTGGGGGTGAGACACTGGTTGTAACCACGGGTACTCTTGCCACAGCAGCAAGCACTATTGTCGTGCATGAGTTCGGTTTACGAGGGGTTCAAGAAATTAACGTAGTGTAAACCTATCGGAGAGGATAAACACCTCTCCATCTTACTATGAATAGACGTAATTTTCAGCATGGACTTTATCCCATTGGCGCACATTCAGAACTCACAACTTCCGGTTCTGTTCAGACACTAACCAGACCTTCCGGTGCTGACGGGATAATTATTCAAAACGTTGGCTCGGCTATACTCCTCTACACGCTAGACGAGAGTAACCCCGACGCTGATACCGGGTTTAGGCTTTACGCTAGTAGCCAAGAATTAAGGATAGACCTTATTGAACTAGACCTTAAGGTATGGTTAGTCAGTGGGGCTATCTTACAATACCAGTGGTTTAGACTCTTAGGGTAGGGTGTTCCTATGTTTATAATGAAAGTGACCTCAGAGGTTGCTGATATGCGGGAACTATCTATGCTGTGCATGGATTGGGTATCAGGTGTACCAAGAGAGGCTAGAGTAACTAAGTTCCTATTTTATGCACCGAACGCAAAGACAGCCTTTATCCATTCTGATATTTGGGACAAAACAATTACCAAACTCAGTAAAGCAAACACAGAGGCACTTAACAAAGTTAGCCCTGTGTATGCCGGCTTGGCTAGAGTTGTAGATGATAGCCCTTCAATAACTT